AAAAACCGTCGATGCTGCGTGAGCTAGATGATGACCACAAAGTCTAACTTCTGCATTTGGAAATTCGGGTCTGATATATTTTTCAATTTCTTCTTGAGTGTAGACTATAACTGTTGCGGCAGGATATGTCGTAACATAGTAAACTAAATCTACATCTTCTGGTGATACTTCGGCACCTTCAAGACAGTATCTGATGGCATTTTTTGGAAAATTGCCATCATACTTATCTCTGCTGAGTCTTTCTTCATTGACACTTAATTTATGTTCTCCATTAATGAAGATAGTACAACCACCATCATGTTGGAAATTGGCAGTCATATTTCCATCTTCATTAGTGACTCTAGCAGCAGAGGGGTGATTAATATCACCCTCCGCATAGGCACCGTAAATACCAACAATAATCATTACTTAATTATTCTTCAGCGAGTTTCTGGAAATAGGACAATGCGTCGTCTTCACTCTCCTGTGCAGACATCTGCGGTACAGAACGAGTATGACCATCAACCAGTTCATTATTACTGGTGATCACTGGTGCGTTGAAGGATTCTTCCTCTACGGTCTCATAGTCAACCTTAGGTTGAGCTTTGTTGCCGAGAACATAATCAAGACGCTTCTTCAGTTCATCATAAGACTTAAACTGATCGGCAGCAGTGATTTCTGCAAGAGAGTATTCTTTCTTCCAGATTGCTTCCATGGCGTCATCATCATCCAGGAGAGCACCAGGACGAGCGAACTCAGATGAGTCGTAGTTCCAGTAACCAGCAACCTTCTTGATCTTGATCTTGAAGTCTGCTCCTGCCCAGAAGTCAAAGGGATTGATGGGTTCTTCGTCTTCAAACTCAGGTTGCATGGCAGACATGATCTTGTCAAAGATCTTCTTACCGTACTTATAGAGGAAGACTTTACCTTCATTCTCAGGGTTAGAAGGGTCCTTCACAACATAGATGTTGGAGTAGTAAGAGAGCTTACGCTTCTGCTTACGAGCAATTTCTTTGTCTGAATCAATACCAGTGTTCCAAAGTTCACTGTTATATTCAGATACAGGATCCTTGGCACCATTAGTGGTCAAGGAGTTTTCGATGTACCAACCGCCAGGACCTTGGAAGGCGTGAGAGTACAGTTTTGCCCAAGGCAGGTCTTCACCGTCAGGGGCAGGGAGGAAACGGACTACTGCGTAACCGTTACCAGCTTTATCTACTTCTGGTTTCCAAAGACGATCGTCTCCAGAACCACCTCCTTTGTTGGTCTTTTCGACTTCCTTGACCAGTTTGGCGGTCAGGGAACCAAGGGAGGATTGCTTTTTAAGGGATGCAAAAGACATAGGATTTGGCTTGTGTAAATTGGATTTGGTCTTTACGGGTCTATTATAGGGCGGACCCACGCCCAATGTCAAGGTTCGATTTGTTCCCTGACTTTAGCAAGGGTTTTCTGCATGTTACCAAACAGAACGGCACAGTCAACATCTTTAGGGAATCCCATAAGAACTGCTGACTGTCTCACAGTATCTTTCATAGCAACTGCTCTAGGATCGTCAGACAGACTCAACCTGGTGTATAGATTTCTCTGCTTTTCTAGCAGATGGTCTAACTTCTCAAGATGATGTAATTTCTTCTCTTTATCCAGATCAGCAAACTCAAATACTTCAGAATAGATTTGCTCCTGAAGCTCATTAATTTCATCCATTACTTCTTGGACTAAAGGAGAATCGAAAAAATCTGACATCTTATTTAGAGTGGTAGTTTTGCCCTTGTTGTTTTCTTCATGAAGTTAAGATCGATAGCATCCCGTTTAATCTTTTCCTTAAGAGGTTTTGAGATTAACTTAGATACTGAATCCACTTCTATACTGTTTTCTTCACAGAATAATATAATTGCCTCAATATAGTTCACTTTTTCTTCTAGTACAATTCTCTCTATCTCTAGAGAGAATTTAGCAGAATTCATGAATTTTTTATCTAAGGCTTTAGATAGTTCATTTTCCATTTAGTTGTAAGTGAAATTCCAGAAAGTTACGAATGTAAGATACCAACATATTCATGTATTTCATTTTATCATATTCTTGGTAAACCACACAATCGCCGTTTTCACACGACATAATTATAACAAACTTTTTAACTGGAATTCCTGTCAACTCATAGTACATACAGGCATACGCTGCACACTGAACGAAGTAACCGTCGATCCAGTCTCTTGGTTTTGGTTTCGCTGATGTTTTGAAGTCAATAATAGCTAATTCGCCATCGTATTCGGCAATACAGTCAACAGTTCCCGCAACACCAAGTTCTTTACTGTATAAAGATCCTTCTAGTGTGTGTATGTTGTCAATCTTATTTAACTCAGGCTTAGCAATTTTAAATAAGAAATCAGGTAGGGGTTTCACTACAGGAAGTTCTTCATTCTTCAAATAGTGTTCTGTCAGCGTGTGCATGTCAGTGCCACGACTGGTAGCTTTACGAGTAATCTCGTTTGCCTTTTCTTCTCCTACCCTTTTACGCCATTTGGCGAATTTATCTCTGTTAAAGAAACTAATAACAGATGTGATTGAGACCAGTTTTTGGTCTGGTGTGTCATAATATCGAACTCCGTCAATAGTCTCTCTAGAGAGTGACGGGAGTTCTGTTTCAAGATGTTTGAACATTTACATACCGAGTGCCAATTTAGTTGTTAGATACTCTTTGCAGAGACCTGACCGAACAATATCCTCAACACCAAATTCAATGGTAGCGAAAGAAGGCATCTGTTGTAGGATTTTCATAAAATCCAAAATACCATTCCTTTCGTAAGTTTTTGTCAAGTCAGTTTGAGTAGCATCTCCACAAAAGTGGATTTTGGTGTTTTCACCGACACGAGTGATAATAGAGTCAAGCTCGTGGAAATTTAGATTCTGACACTCATCAACAATAATGATAGCATCATCAAGTGTTGTACCGCGAATGAAACTTGTAGACCAGAATGAAATAGTCTCTTGCTGCTTCAGATTGCCATAGAGCATTTCAAAGTCTGCATCAGACGGCATTTCAAACATATATTTTACCATATTCTTGTAAGGAATTTGGTAAAGTGCTGATTTGTCTTCGTGATCACCAGGTAAGAACCCAATCTCTCTGGTAGAAACAAGAGATCTTACAATATAGATTTTACTATATGGTGAGTTTTCGTCAAGTACATCCCTAAGTGCGTTGTAAAGCACAATAAAAGTTTTACCTGTGCCAGCAGCACCGTAAGCAAAAATGTTTTTACCGTCTTTATAATCCGAGAAGAGAGATTCTTGATTATCAGTTAGTGGAGAGATATCCACCAAGAAGTCATTGTTAATCGGTTTTTTCCTTCTCATTTGCTTAGCAGTGAGTCCGACACCGATTGGATTGTCAGTTTTTCTCTTCCTTGGCATAAGTTTTAGTCGAGGGTTAGTTTTTGACGGTTTCTACCAGTTTTTTGTGCTCTACTGAGCACTTCATTCCACCCTGGTTTGGATTTACGCAGCTTATCCTTCCACTCACCTACCTCACCCACACCTGGGGTGTTTTCTGGAGTGTAGTATCTCTCCCAATCGGGATTGTCTGCTTTCCACTGATCCCATTCATGAACACTCATGACGATCTCTTTAGTCTCGCCCGTTTCTTTGTGTTTTACTGGATAAGTTGCCATATGAATAATGATGTAGTTTTATTTAGGACCACTCCAGGGCTTTGCCCACAGAGGGGAATTGCTCGCAGAAAATTGCTTTTGCCTGATTAGCAATATCCATATGTTCTGCCTGGGTTCCATTTGCACTTCTAAGGGCGATGTAATGCGCCCATGAGCGACATGAGCCCGTCATGTAGATTCTGGTGGGCGTGGCGAGTGGAAGCACCATTCTGGCGCACTCCTTGGCGATTCCAGCGTCCAGCATGGTCTTATAGATGTCCATACCTTCTTCAAAATAACGCTTCATTGCAATTTCAAAGCGTTGCTTCTTGAAATCATCAATATCGTCAATAGAATTCTGACGATTCTTAGTATCTTGACGCCGAAGTTTTGGCAGAGGAATTTCATCAGCAAGCAGACTAGAATCTGCATACCGCTGGGAAAACTCTTGATATGTGAAGCTACGATGTCTTAATATTTGAGCCGCAATTGCCCTAGAGGTCTCGATCTCTAGCGTCATGTAAGCTTGTTCAAACACAGACCAATGACCATGTTTGATGCAATATTTCAGTAGACCTTCAAAACTAGGATTTTCCTGGTTTTTTGGATTTGAGACTCTGGCGATATACGCCATTGTTTGCTCTGCGTCAGGTGTTACCTGCACTAACTTCACTTTCTCCATTCATTCCTCTCATTTGTTTTAGTTTCAATCCCTTCTTGGCGAGTTTCTTCGCCCTCTTCATATATAAGAGTTCTTCCTCTGTATATAACCAAGGTTGCTTAAGAGCTGCCTTGGTCAGTCGAATCGTGTCCTTCATCCGCATAGTAGACCTCGTAGTACTTGATAATTCCGTGTGTGATCATATTACCCTGTGATACCCAATCATGGGCGCACTCATAAATGCTCCGATTTGAATATTTAGGTGACCCGTCAGGATTCAGTTGATTACCAAAGCTACCAAGAAGAAGTCTCAATGCGTTTCTCCTCACTGCCATTTTCTCTGGAGTATATCTCCAGTCAGTCTGCATATCCGTCATCATCATCATTAGAGTTGTAGTATTCTACGGGATCGTCGTAATTCTCTCTTGGTTTGGTGTAAGCTTCTTTGTCTGCAAAAACTTCTGCCTCTAGTTCAAGTATCAATGCTTTAAGGGTCCTGACGAGACCTTTTAGAACTGCTCTATCCATAAAAATCGTGTTTTGACTATTTTACATAAAAAAAGGAGGAGCGTCAAGCCCCTCCTCTATTATGCGTAAGTGACATCACTTGGTGTAAGTTTTTCCGCGATAGCAGAATGTACCGTGGGTTTCCTTACTTTCGACGCAACGGGTATCATACTCAACACCGCGATATGCGGTGTGAGAGATCTGTGCGTCGTGCAATGCAGCTGCCTTTTGGATCTGCTTGCGAATTTGGTTAAGTGTGTTCATTTGTTTACTCCTGAAGTAGTGGGATTTTTGCCCCGTTCCTTCAGTCGTTTGCGTCCCATGGACATTCTGGTGTAGATTCCTTTACGGTCTCGACCAGCTCAAGTTTCCACTCTGGTTTCAGAGTCTCATGCTTTTTGATCCGAAGAACAATAGCATCAGCATCTGCACAGGCGATACCCGAATAAAGTAGTAGTTCAAACATGGGATGAACGCTCCGTTCCGCGACTTACTTGCGTCCCTTTCGGGATGAACGACAGGTCTATTATAAGACCTCGTGCCTTATTTAGTCAAGCACTTTGGTAACATGTGATACAGTTTTAAAAAACCCTAGGGGTCAAAAAATACTGGGAATTTTTTTCCCGAATATATGGGAATAAAAAGTCATTTTTGTTTTGGCTCTTTCCAGAGTTTAGGATTGCATTTACCATCACTCTGCGTCATTGAGATGACACTACGGTAATTGTCCCAGTAATAATCAAAAATCTCCACCCGTTTGGCGGAGATTGCTATGTCGTACTTAATACCTTCACCGCTGTCATACTTGATCAAGTACGCGGTGTATGGTAGAGATGTGTCTTTAGCACACTCTGGTTTACAATCACTCTTTAGAATCTTCAATCAACCACGCCCTCCCCACTCAACATCGGGGTAGGCTTCTTTAACAACATTATGGGTAACTCTATATTTCTTTGTAAGATCCTTGTCCTTGACGAGACAGACAAGTTCTGCCTCGTCTGGATGTAACGACTCAAGAAGCTCAATGAACAGGGATTCCCTCTTCACTTGCCTCAATGCATCATTACCACCCTTGACATAGTTGTACAGTGTCCTGTACTGACTAGCAAGCTTGCTTTGTGCTTCAGGGGTAGGAGCATCATTAGGAGTGTAAGGAACATTTCCCTCAGGAATTGCGCTTTTTACACTATCGTCATAGTTCCAAACAAACAAGGAGACCAAGGCAGGAGAACGATACTCTTGTAGAATTTCGATCTTTTGCTTCTTAGTCTTTGCACTAGATACTGCTTGCAGAATCTCGCTTTGCAATGGTTTGGGTGGTAATTTAGCCATAATTAGTCTTCGTAATCGTCGTCAGAATTGTTCTCAAAACGGAAAGCAATCAATGAATCTGGAAGAACATTTCCATTCTCGTCGTACATTTCAGGATGAAGTTCAGCTCCATTATTATTTTTATCGTGATGGTACATCATGTACTCTCTGAGTACCCATCCTAGCATGGTCCCCAACAGAAGGGCACCTACAACTAGGAAACTGCCCACAACAAGACTGATAGCTAACATTTTTCATCCTCCTCGGGATCGTCCTTTTTAATATCCAGAGAAAACTCTAGATACAGGTGCAACTCCCGCTTGAGGAAGCGCACCATTTTGCCAAACTTTACTTGGAAAGTTTTTGGTGGTTCGGGCTTCCTCTTACCTCCATTAAGTAGTATTTCAACACCTCTATTTAGAGCTGACTTAGACAAGATTTTGCTCCCTAAGATAGGCAACAGTCTCCTGACATCCACCGATGTGTTGCTTATTATACACTACTTGAGGGAAAAGTCTTGTATTAAAGTTAGATTCAAATTCTTCAATGGTAAAATCCTCATCAAGAGTATACACCACATGTCTTTGCTCTGTCAACTCCATGAGCTGCTTTACCTGGCGGCAGTAGCTGCAACCAGGCATTGAATAGATTGTGAACATAATATCTAATCAATATCAAATGTATGTAGGTTCTCCGTCTTGACCACCCAGAGTCATGATGCTCAATTCTCCAAGATCTTCAAGGGCGGGAATACCATTATACACCCTCATTGTGTATCCGTTAACTGTTCTGTCAGAAATCCTTAAATTAACGATGCCACCTGGGAAGGCATTTGTACCACTTGCGATACCAATGACAGCATAATCAGTATCATTCATCGCATCAGCAAAGTTGATATTGTAAGTACCTGTAGCAGTTTGTACGATGGAGCTTACATTGTGTGAGCGATCACCAGGAGTGTAGTCACTGTTGCCAACACCAAGGTTGCTGTTCATGTACCAGGAGGTAGCACGACCCTCAAACATTTGAGTGTAAGTGCAAGTCTTGAGACCAGACAGATTCTTAAACTCACCAACTCTACTGACCTTATGGAAGTCATTGTTAAAGACTTGGATCGAGTTACCCATGCTACCCATGGTTGTACCGATACCTGCTCCATAGTAGAGAAGTTGAGGTGTATTCTCGGTGACGAGAATCTCAGTATAGGTAATAGTCTCAGTTACATTGTCACTGTATTGATTCGGTGTTGTTGTACCAAATCCAACAGGAAGTCCATCAGCAGCATAGTAGAACCTGATGGGGAAGTTCGCCTGTTGAGCAGCGTTCTCGAAGCGGTAGGTCTGACCAACCTCAAATCTCAGGTAAGGTGCTTCATATCCCTGAATGTTGATGGTTGATTCAGATCCAACACCAGTATAACGGTGAGCAGATGACTTAGTACCGAAAGTGACAGGCAGAGGTAGGAATGGGTTCCTAGACTCCGTGTAGAGGTTCTTAGCGGTGTCTGCAGCACCCGTGAGGGTCGAGAAGCTGGCAGCAGATGCAAAGTTAGCATTGAGTGCCTGAGTCGCCACACCAGCGGTCGTAGCGAAGGTAGCGATACCAGCGACGATTGCTTCAGAAGCAATACCTGCAAGAGTGGCGCGAGGAACCTCATCAACACCAACCGTAACGATACCAGCAGATACAGAAGTAACTGTCAGCGGAGACAGAAGATTAATACTTCCAGCAGTTCCGACTAGTGTGCCATCATCCTTAATAATTACACCAGAACCAGAGGCAACAACATTTTGCAGCTGAGAACCATCACCAAAGAACTTTCTGGCAGTGATGTCTCTGGTTGGGTTGTTGATAGTTGCCTCAGTAGAGATACCGAGAGCAATGGATGCCGTAGTTGCATTCGTTGCATTGACTGCAGTGTCAGCAGTGGTTGCAACAGTGGCAAGACCAGCAACTGTGGCATAGTTGGCGTAGGTAGATCTCTCTGGGATGAAAGATGGATCAAGGTTGGTTGCTGTGGTAGCAAGACTTACAGAGTCTGCAGCAGTGATGGTAACAACACCAGCAGAGATAGCAGAAACTGTCAGTCTATCACCGAAGTTTACAGTAGCAGCAACACCGATGGAAGATCCACTGTCTTTAACCTCAATGCCACTACCAACAGCAGTAACACCAGTAAGACCAGAACCATCACCGACAAAAGCCGAAGCAGTAACAATACCAGAGGTGTTAACGCTAGCAACTGTACCAACACCGCTAGGACCATCATCAGAAGGTCTAGAGTATGCTACAAACGATACATTAGGTCTAGATGCTCTTACAAATAATGTCTGACCAGTGGAAACACCAACTTGATCGACGCTAAATTCTTGAAGTGGTTGTAAGCGAAGACCGAATATAATAAAGTCAGATTGTTTTACTGCACCGATACCACCAGAGGAAATACCAACAGAGATGGCAACAGGAGTAGAGCTGTTCTTATTAGTAGCATGTACTGTAGCAAGACTATTCTCTGTCGCATCTAAGATAGATATTTCGTCATTGATTGTGTTGGGAGGGTTCAAACTAGAAGTCAGAGACTTACTGCGACCATGAACCAGAGCAGAATCAGCAGAGATATTTCTAAAGAACTTAGTTGTATAAGCAGAGAAGTTGACACCAGGATCAAAAGAGTTGACGAAAATCTTATCGCCAGGCTTCATGTGAATCTTCTCAAGGTGTTTTGCTTCACCTACTGCAATCGGAATACCATAAGCAAGGTAATCACTGTCCTTAAATCCGAAGGAACTAGAGAGACCAACAGAATAATTGGACTTCAGGTTAGTTTTATTAGAAACGGTGACAGTAACCTCTACCAGTTCGGGTGCTTCATACAGAAGAACAGGAGTTACAACACCTTCAGTGAGACTAGAGACAAGGTTTCTTGTTCTGCCGAAAGCATTGTTGGCAAATCCAGCAGTGCTGACAGTGCGAACAGCAGAGTAAGGAGAAGTGCTTTCTGTTAGTGATGTTCCATCAGCATTAGAAATATGTCTTGCTCTGATGTAATAAGTTGTACCATACTGTAAGGTAGCACCAACAGTTTGAATCTCATCAGTATTGTTTTGACCTGTAGATTCCCAAACTACAACCTCACTAGTATTAGCTTCGAGAGTGATTGCTCCATACATGCTGGGGTGAGCAGTACACTGATAATAGTATGTGCCCGCTGGGAGTCCAGTAGTATCCCAAACAACAGTAGCTGTTCCAGCACCAGTGACACCACTAGCTTGAGTACCACCCAAAGATACTCTAATCTCTAATGGGTGTGAGGGGTGAATAGCAGACATATCAAAGGTGACAGTATCACCAATCTTGAATGTCATACTAGGATCATTGCCACTAACAGCACCACTTCTATCAGTGCCGCTAACGATGTAATAATCTGGAGAAGATGCTCCAGTCACTGTTTGAGTATAAGATTGAGGATTTGTGTTTCCACCAAGATCACTAAGAACTTGGAACTCAATTGCCTTCAGCGTACCTGATGCGGCAGTGCCATTAATAGGAGAATATGTACTGGACCTTACCTTAACACCAGTTACATTATCAAGAACTTCATTCTGTGCAGGCTCAAGGATTGTGGGTTGAGCAACACCAAATGAAGGAACATTGGTTCTGAATGATACGATACCAGAGAAAGGAGATTCGTATGCAGTGAATGCAGAACCATCTGCATTAGACAAATGCTTGACTCTAGCATAGTAAGTCTGAGAACCAGATCCAGTAAAGGTTTGTTCTAAAGCAGTTGTATCTGTAGGCGTGTCATAAACAATATTATTAAACTCATAGTCAGTTGCAACTTGGAACTGAACTTTCTTCAGAGTTCCAGACTCATATGAACCACCAACAGGATCGTATGCACCAGAGGTTAATGCGATACCTGCTCTGAACACACCCTCTTCAGGGAACTCTGTAAATGTAGGTGCATTAATACCACCAGCTGTAGTTCCAATAGCAGCGGTGGGATTAAGATAGAGAGTCTTATGAGGTGCCTCTCTTAAGTTGTAGTACCCATACCAGTAACGCCAATCGTTCTCATCGTAAGTAGAAGATGGATACGCATCATAAACATACTCAGTATTATCTCTCGATCCACTATCACCTGTAGTAGATGTCAACCAGTTTCTAACATCTTGAGAGGATGCACTGGGGAACCTCTGTAAGAACTGAGCAACAACACCAGTAACTACAGGAGCTGCTGCAGATGTGCCATTAAAGTATGCATCATAAAAACTAGTTCCATATCTTACATAGTCTTGATAACCAGAAGTCGGTGAACCTGCAGCAAGCATGTCATCAGCAGGTGCCCAGATATCAATACCAGGACCGTTGTTAGAATAATTTGCTTTTCTTTCCTTAGGTCCGCTGCTGTACTGAACATAATCATCAAGAGCACCAACTGTAATAACAGGGAAATACTCTGGATCTCCCGCAGAAGTCCAACCAATACCCATGGGGTTCATGAACTTCTTATGACCTGCAGGAACCAAATTGGTTCCATAACTAGTGAACTCGGGACGAGGGTCACCAGATGCAAACCAATCATCCTCAATAGCATCTAGCTCATGATTGTCGTCTGTACCGAAACCAATTCTCTGGTTGTTGTTGCCAGCAGAAGCAATGTGGATGACACCAGCATCCATCATCTCATTACCTGCTACATCAACAGCATTACTTCTAGATGAAGTTGTCCAAGATCTATAGGCACCAGAGACTTGGTTAGA